TGCTGCACTTTTTGTTAATTGTAATTGTCCTTCTAATGAAGTATTACCTGATACTCTTACTGTTCCTAAGAAACCTGTATTACCTGTGACAGTAGTAGCACCTGTTACTTTTAATGTACCTACTAATTGTGAATTACCTGATACACAAACATCTCCATCAAATTCTGCTTTACCACCTACTGTTAGTGTTCCTCCTACTGAAGCATTACCTGCTACAGTTGCAGTTCCACCTATATTTAAATTACCAGATACAGATGCATTACCTGCAACATCTAATGTACTACCAAGAGATACAGCACCTGTTATAGTTGTTGTACCACCTATTGCAACATTACCTACAAAAATACTATTACCACTTACACATACATCATCATCAAAATCTACTTTGTCTCCAAATGTTTTATTAGTAAATGTTTGTGTTGCTGCTATACCTGCTAATGTATCTGCAGTTGCAGGCATTACTAAAGCTATATTACCAGAAAATGCTGAATGTGGTGGAGCTTTTAGTGCAGCATAATGTGCATTACTTGACTCACAATACATTCTAAGTTCTGATTGTGAACCTGTATTTTTTAAATCAATTATACCACCACCAACACTTACTGTGCCACCAATAGCTGTATTACCACTTACTGATACATTATCTTTAAAATGTGAAGAACCTGCAACACTTAATGTAGAACCAAGTTGTACTGCTCCTGCTATTGTTACATGTCCACCTACATTTATATCTCCTGATACAGAAACATCACCTTCAAATTCTGCTTTACCAGTTATATTAGAAGTTCCACCTATAGATGTATTACCTGCAACATCTAATGTACCACCTATTGTTGTATTACCAGAAACTCTTGCTGTTGTTAGAAATCCTGCTGCACCTGATACAGTAACTGTACTTATAAAGTTTGCTGCACCTCCTACACTTAATGTTCCACCTATAGATGCATTACCTACAATAGTAGCTGTACCACCTATAACTGCATTACTTGCAACACTTAATGTGCTTTGTAAATGTGTAGCACCTACAACTGTTGTAGTACCACTTACATATAAATTACCACCTATAGTAGCATTTGAAACTGATATATTACCTGTAATATTTGCAGGTACATTTGTTAAGTTAGCACCATCACCATAAAAAGCTGAAGCACATACTTTAGAACTTACATGAACATCTCCTTTAACTGTAACATTACCACCTAATGATACGTTACCTGCTACATCTAATGTACCACCAATACTTGTATTACCTGCTATAGTAGTTGTACCACCTATATTAACATTACCAGATACAGATACATCATCTTCAAATTCAGCTTTACCTGTTATATTAGAAGTACCTCCTATAGAAGTATTACCTGTTACATCAAGTGTGCTACCTAATGATACAGCACCTGCAATAGTAGCATGTCCACCAATATTCATATCACCTGATACTGAAACATCACCTTTAAATGTAGCAGCTCCTACAACTGAAGCTGTTCCTCCAATTATAGCATTATCTACAGAAATATTACCTGTAATTGGTATACCTGTAATATTTGTACCATCACCATAAAAAGCACTAGCACATACTCTAGCATTTGCTGCTTGAACATTTGTGCCACCTATAGTTACAGTACCCCCAATACTTGTATTACCACTAACTCTTATATCACCTAAAAATCCTGCTGTTCCTGCTACTGTTGCAGTAGATAATAAATTAACTGCACCACCTACTGATACTGCACCACCTATAGAAGCAGCACCACTTATTGTTACAGCAGATTCAAATTTAGTATCATCACCAAATGTTTTATTAGTTAGAGTATTTGTTGTAGATGTTCCTACTAATGTTGCAGCACTACTAGGTAATGTTATTGTTATATTACCAGAAAAAGAACTATGTGGTGGAGCTTGTAAAGCTGCATAATGTGCATTAGAAGATTCACAGTATAGTTTTATATTAGATTGTGTTCCTGTATTTTTAAGTTGTATCTCACCACCAGATACCATTACAGCACCTGTTATTGTTGCAGTTCCTCCTATAGAAACAGCACCTGCTACATTTAATGTTCCTCCTGCTACAACATTTGAAACTGATATATTACCTTCTATTGTTGCAGTTACTCCAGATAAATTAGAACCATCTCCAAAATAAGCAGAAGCACAAACTTTATCTGTTACAGCTAAATCACCAGATATAGATACATTATCAGTTACTCCAAATGTACCTATAACTTTAGCTGCAGTTTTAGATATTTGTAATCCTATTGTTGTTCCATCTCCTGTTTGCACATTTGTTAATGCATCTCCAACTCCTGTATTACCAGAACTACTAACTTGTATTAATTTTTTATATGTTGCATTAATTAAATTATTTGTTAAATCACTCATACTGTACCCCACTTTCTAGTGTTTGGTGTTGGAACATCATTCCATGTAATATTAGCTGACTCCCATGTAATATTTCTACCAAAAATATCTGGTCTTGCATTAGGTACTATTGTATCATCTCTTACATCAGCAGACCTATTTTGTGGATGATTTTTTAAATCATAATTACCTTCAAAACATTGAGGACATATTAACATGTCATAACTATTTAAACGCATTACTTTTTTATCATAAACAAAAGAACATGTATCACACATTGCTTTTGCTTTTTTAGCTGTCTTAGACATTAAACATATCCTAATTTAGGTTTAAAATAAATACTTGCTCTTTCTTTATCTTCTTCCATTGCTCTTTTAAATGTTTCTTCATAACTTATTTTTAACATAGCTATTCTTGCGTCAGTTACTCCTGGTCTTTTTTGTGCTAATTGATGTGCAAGTCCATATGTTAAACAAGGTAAAAATCTTTTTGGTATATCTGCATTTTGTTCTGCAGATTTATTAACATCTTCTAATTGTCTTATTGCTTCAATAGTTAATATCTCTGTACTATTATTAGGAATAGGATATAAAAATATTGTAGGTTTATCTACATTTCTTTTTATAGCATATTGTGTTGGTCTACCTGTTTGTGATTTATTAGGTAGTACATTATATTCTTCAAAAGATATTCTTGTTAATTGTGTTTCTGTAGCTGCTATACTAGCTTTAACTGTTATTACTAATGCATCATTTACTGAATCTTCTAAATCATAAGATGTAACACTTGTAGCTACTGTAACTGCTGTAGTAAATGTTGACCATAAAAGTACACCTCTATTTTGCCAATCATTTAATAATAAGTTTATAGACCTACGAGCTGATTGAGGAGTATGACCAAGTGTTTGTTCTCCACCTATCATCTCAGTAGCTTCTTGAATCACTTCATCTATATCTAAATTAAAATTATAAGTTCCTGACCTAGCCATATTTTTTATGCTTTTCCTTTAGTTGTAGTTTAGCTGCTTTTGCTAATCTTGCTTGTTCATTCTTTTTTTGTACTTTAGCTCGTTGTTCTAATACAGTTAGTATTTGTATTTTTCTAGCATAAGGTTTATTTATTCTTTTAACTTTAGCTATAGTTTTTTTTGCATCTGCTACAGTTGCATATTTAATTCTAACTGTATCTTTAGGATTCTCGTCTGTATAAAGTCTTCTACTTGAACCCTTTGGTTTTTTACCTGTACCTTTTCTAGGTTCTTTTCTTGCCATTTTTTTTCTTCTTAATCATTCTACCAATAGTATTAGCTTGTCTTTTATGCATCTTAGATGCACCAATTAATTCTTTTTTTATTTTTTTTAGTTTACGTACCATAAGTATTTCTCTTTTTTCTTTTTGTAAAATGTATAATGTTTGATTATCCATAACACCTCCTAATTAAAGTTAGTGCGTTTCTTCAGTCAATGCTTACTTCCAACTCAAGGAGTCAAACGAATTATATTTTTTTTCTTATTAATCTAAATAATGCATAAACACCTAAACCAAGTATAATATAAAGTAGTCCATCAAACCAAGATATATTATGTAATGTATTAATTAATTCAGGTGTTATATTCATTTCTTTTTCTTTTTAAATGTTTTTACAAATGTTGGTTTACCACCTACTCCTTGTGCTTTAGCTCTTTTTCTTTTAACAGCAGATGCTCTTTGTCCTGCTGTCATTCTTTTTGCTTTAGCTAATGGCACACACTTAGGATATTTTCTTTTAGTTTTAGTAGTAGATTTTCTACCACATGGTTGAAACTTACCTTTCTTTTTAGGTGCTCCTATATCAACCCACTTTTCTCCTACCCATTTACGTAAACCACCACCAGTTTTTCTTTTAGTAGTTTTCTTTTTCTTTTTGCCACCAGGTTTTATTTTGCCAGAGCAAACTGCAGAAGCATACATATTAGCATAAGCTGATGGATATACATCAAACTTTCTTTTTGCTGCTGCTTTACCTTTTGAACAAAGTTTAGCCATTAGCCTCTTCTTGCATTTCTACGTGCAGTCATTCCTGCTTTTAAAGGACCACCTTTAGACATGTATTTAGTTTTTTTCATGGCTCCACCTTTAGACATATATTTAGTCTTTTTCATACCAGTCATACCACCACCTTTTCTTTTTAAGGCTCCTCCTTTTGCAGCATACTTAGTAGCTTTACCACCACCTTTTCTTTTTAATACTCCACCTTTTTTCATATATTTAGTTTTTTTAATGGTTCCACCACCTTTTTTCATGTACTTAGTTTTTTTCATTTTTTCCTCTTGCATAAAGATTATTAAAAGTAATATCAGGGTCTGTATAACTATCATGTATTTCTGCTGAATGAATATACTGACTTGGTGCAAAGTCTGGAGCACCTTCACCAGTTACCCATAAAGCAGGATTAGTTACCCTAACTCTATTGTTAGGTAATGCCACGATATT